TGCTTGTTAATGCTCTCCTTAATGCAACAGCACCATATCTTGTTATCCCTAAAATTCCATCCTTTTCATATATACCTTTTAAAATATCAGGATTCATTTGTAGAAAATAAAGCATTAATTCCTGCACCGCTTCATTTATTTTATTTTCATCTTTTGTTAATCCATAAGCCATTGTTCTAAACTTATCTGTTAGTTTGGCTATTTCTAAATATATATCAGTCATGTTTAGGCTCTAATGCATCCAACTTTCCTACCACTTCATGTAGCATTTCTTGTAACACCACTTTGTATGCTCTAACTACTGCTGCATTTGTCTTTGTTTCTACACCTGCAAAAAAGCCATTTGTTGCTACTGATAGATTAATAGGAATTATCATGATCCAATCGTAAAAATTGTTTTCATGTGTTCCCTGCCCATAACCATTTGAATACTCCATTATAAGATCTACTACTTCTAAATAATTATTATATCTACTTTGTGTGGCAACCTCTTGTACAAACTCCTTACACATATTAATATAAACATCTACTATTGATTTGTGTTCTTCACTTGAATAGATTGGTTTGTGCATACGCCAAAGTTATGAAAAAAGTTACTCTATCCCCTTTTCTTTTTTTAAGTTTTTAACAGCTTCTTTGTAATAACTTATCTTTTCTTCATAATCTACCCTAGAAAACTTTTGTATTTGCCTAGATATAATCTGTAATCTTTCAGCCGTTCCCTCTCCATATTGAGCATCTAAATTAACTCCGAACTGATACTGTCTGCCCTGTGCAAAAAGATTATCAGCTATTGACTGTGGCTGCACGTTAATTTCATCCCACCTAGTAGATAAGCATTTCCTAGACATAAAGTGTCCTGCATGAATACTCTTATAGTGATAGTAACGCCCTGATGTGTAACACTTTACAAAACCTAAATCATCAGCATCCCTAAGCCTAACATAAAGGCTAAACCATTTATCTAGTTCTTTTTTTAATTTACTTATTGACTTCATTAATTAATTAGTGAGTATTTACTAAATGAAACAGGTTCGTTGTATCTGTTTTTACTACTAACAAATTCACTCCTAATTAAAAATCCTTCATTTTTTAATTCACATACCCTAGATGTTAATCTCATTATGCCATATTCTTTCATGGCTTCTAATGATGTTATTGATCCTTTGTCTTTTAAGTGTCTTACTACTCTTTCTTTTTGTGTCATTTTTTTCATTTTCTTTTTTTTAAATTAATATTAGTTTTTATTGTCTTATTTTTCTTATTAGCCACATCACAATGGCTGTTATTATTATCCACCCTATCATTTTAAAATATTTGTGTTTGTATTGTAGGTTTAAAATCTGTATTATATCTTTTATTTGTTTCTTTAGGATAAGGTAATGATTTAATTTTCATATGATACAAAATTTTTCTTTTATCTTTTTTGTTAGCTGATATAAAAACATATCTATTTTTAGGCAATATCTCTATTTTTTTTAATTCAAGCTTTTTAATTATTTCTTTAACATCTGCAACCCATTCAAATTTTAACATAACATCATCAAAAGTATTATTTAAGTTTAGCAAATCTTTTAATTTAATCCAATCATCTACCTTAACAAAACTAAACCCATTATCTGTTCTAAACCAATGTGCAGCAGTATCTTTATATCCAAAAATTTCATCTAATTTTTTAGCAGTCCATTCGCCTTTATTATTTCTTAAATAATTAGCTATTTTAATTTTGTCAATTTTATCTTCATTTAATCTTCTTTTAATTAATGATACATTTAATTTGTTATTTTTTTGATAATGACCTAAGTTTCTAAAATGAAACTCTTTGCCATCTTTATCAATATACATACTATCATTTGAAGATTTGCCTGTATAAATAAAGTTAGTAGCTTGGTATATATAACCGTTGTGATTCATATTATTATCACTAAAAGAAACTATTATTTTAGGTTGTGGCAACATACTAATACTTTGACTTACAAAATAACTTAAAGCGTTTTTATCTAAATGATCATTTACTATCAGTCTGTTTAATTCTAGAACAATACCTTTATATTTTTCTCCACAAATAGAAGCTGAAAGAGTTGAGCTAGGTGGCATACCAAAAGTTAAAACACCAACTAAAACATTTTTTTTAAACAAGCCAAAAGAATAACATATACTAGGAATTCTTTTTGCGTAGTGTTTATACAAAAGCCATTCTTTACACAAATCTTTTTTAATTGACAAAACACAATAGTTGTTTTTTATACTCATTTTAAAAGTTTTGGTTCTTCTCTATAATGTGGAACTTGTTTTGGATTTTCACCTTTATCTACTCTGGATCTAGCATCCCATATTAATTCCTTATGTTTTCTTAGCCATTTCATATATGCAGGAACTGTTAAATGTATAAAGTCACTTGTAATTGGGCTTCTTACCCCTAAATTAAAAGCATTTTCTGCATCTTCAAAATAAAAGTTCTTATACATTCTTTTAAGATCAGTAGCTAAACTTTGTGCCATTATAGATATTGTATCTTCTTCTACATTATTTTGTCCTAACTCTATATATGTTTTGCTGACTAAATCAACAGAACACATTAAAAGATCTTCATTAGACATTGTTTTTATTATTCTCATTTTCAAATTGTTTTTTTAATTTTTCTTTTACATTTAAGTTTTTCTGTAAGTGCTGATGAATTTTACTCATCGCTTTTGGTTTATCCCAATTCTTTTGATTTTTTTGCCAACGCAATAATCTTAATTTTATTTCAAATGTACTTTGTTTTTGGTATCTCATTTTCTTTTTACCCTCAGTCCAATAGTTTATAAAATCCTCTAACATATTTTTAGGATAATCAAAAGTCATAACCTCTAAAATAAATTTTTCTTTAGTTATATTTATATTACTTGTATTATTAATACTTGTATTATTACCTTTCATCTTTTTATGTATAGGGCTATCCATCTTTTTCGTGATACCTATACATCTTTTTATTATCTGCTTTTTAGCATTCCTTTCAACATTTACAGTTATAAAACCTAATTTTTTTAAATCACTAATCCAACTGCTAATAGTGTTTTTACTTACATCATACAGTTCAGCAAAATAATTATTAGTTGCGTAACAGTACCCCAACTTGCCACTTAATGCAGTTATCTCTCCATATAAAAGTTTTGCATTGGGTTTTAAGTTAGAGTACCTTACCTCAGCAGGTATTATAGCATAATAGTTAGGTTTATCCATTAAATAATTTTAATTGTATAGTGATAATTTTCTAATGCAATATTAATATTTTCTAATTGATTAAGATAATTAAAGTAACATGTTTTAATAAAACAAATAGCCTCACCACTTTTAACCTCTAACACTACATCAGATTTTTTAGATTCTACAACTTTATTATTTAGCAAAAAATTATACAGCTTTTTCCCATTTTTAAAAATATACTTATTGCTATCTAAATTTTTATATTCTTGATAGATCTTAGTAAAAGTATTTCTATAAAAATCACATTTTTTATCATTAAACTTTTTCTTATGTGATGCTTGATAGTGATAGGTTGCTGTTCTATCTCTATCAATAATTTTAGCTATAACATTTCTTGATATATCTTCTTCTGTTAATGCTATATAACAAGCTGATGCTCTTGCTGACTGTATATTTTTACTTCTATTTTTAAAAGATAAAGAACCTTTAGGAAGCCCTGCAACTCTTGCTGCAATATCACAGATTATTTTAAAATTTAATTCTTCTGTCATAATTAAAATGGTAAATTATCATCAGCAGTTACAAATTCTGACCTATTATCTGTTGGATTCTCATTTTGATTAACAAATTGCCAACCATCTATATAATTATAGTATTTGCCGTTGTATTCCTTAGACCATACATTACAACTTATAGTAACCATATCGCCTTCCCTTAACTTATTCATTTGTTTTATCTTATCACTTCCAAAGCATTTAATAGCTATGATGTTATTAAATTTTTTTTCAGTATCTACCAAGCAGGTTTGACTTTCCCAATTTTTGCCTGTCTCAATACTTGTTCCTGCTTCAGCTTGTAACTTCTTAATTAATTTTCCTTTTACTTCCATAGTTTTTTATTTATTTAATTGATTAATATTTTATTTTAAGTCGTTGTATTCTAGCATTTTATCCCCAAGATCTTCAATGATTTCAGACACCGTTGTTATTTTTATCTCTCCATTTAACAAACTGTTTAATTCATCTTCCTGTTTTTTTGTAAAAATATATTTTTTCATTCTACTTTTTACCACCTCATGCTTTCCTTCAGCAATTGAAGATTTCATAGCTTCAAATTGTTTTTTAGTTATTTTAACAGGTTTTTTTTCTTTTTGTGCTATTGCAGTTTTAACCTCATCTGCACTTGCAATAGAAGTATCAATACCAATTCCTAAACTGCCTAAAGCCCTACCCCATGCTGAAGTCTGACAATTTTCCACAAAAGAAGTTTTATTTATAAACGTGCTGCCTTTTGTTTCTTCAGCAATTCCATCCCCTATAACTCTGTTTTCTTCATTAAGAACCATAGCCTTAATTACGCATCTATTTTCTGTTAGTTCTATAAATTCAGATGTTAAACTCCAATTTTTATAATTTTTTCTAAAGTATTTGATTCTCTCGTTTACTTCTACATATTGCTTACCATGTATGTCTATTGTTTTCATATCGTTGTTATTAATGCTTTATTATTACTTAGTTTATTATATCTTTCTTTATATTCTTTTAGTTTGTTTTCTACTATCTTACATTGTGTTATAGCTTCATTCTCTCCATATCTTCTTTTTCTATGCTCATACCAATATGATCCTTTAGGTTCAGCTTTAAAATCAAAACATTCATTCAAATTAAGCCCTGTCAATTCTATATAAGTATCTAAAGCTTCATTAATTTGTTCTTGTGTTCCAAATATTCTAATGCTAGGTTCTACTTTCTCTAAATCTGTAAACCAACCATCAGGAGAAAATTTAGCTATATTTTTATATACCCCATTATTATAGAAATGGAAATCTTGGCAAATCAATTCCATAATTAGTAGTTTAATTGTATGTGAAGCAACATAGAACAAATAGCTGCTATAAATATTCCACCTGTTATTAGCCAAAGAGGAATTTTATCTAAGTAAGTAATTTCTTGTATATCGTAATCACCATACATGTTACGTTTACCATACTTATCCCAATTTGACATTTGTGTTTTACTGTGAGAAAAGAATATATCTTTTTCTTCTTGATTCATGATCTGTGTGTTTCCGCTTACCTTATTTATTATTTTATACATTTTTTATCTTATTGATTAATATGGTACAAAAGTAAACATAAAATATAATTATTAACACAATTACTTACAAAGTTATTAACAATTAAAGTGTTAATAGTGTTTTGACTAGATTAGCGACTTTAGGTGCTGTCTAGTATATTACCATTAA